GCAGGTGGCACTCTTGAGTTGTCGGCTAGAATATCCACATCTACGAGTGATTTAACGGCTCTGTCAAACACAGAGACCGTAAGCGGCACAACCACGATGACAGGCACTTTGACCACAGACCTTGTGGCTACGTCAACCGGAGCTTTTTTTGTTGCTGTAACAATACGCAGCCCTTCGGCGGCGGCATCCATTGATATAACCGTTACGGATTATTCGATTATTCAAGTAGGCATTACCTCCGAACTCCTAGCCAGCAACGCCCAAAGCGACACCGGCCAAATATTTGACACAAGCGGCAACAAGAATCACGCGCTGCTGCCTGCATCCGGCGCAACAGTCGTTGGTCGCCCTGTATCGCAAACCCGAGAAGTGCGCTGGACTAACACATGGGCGGGGACGAATGAGCTTCAGTATATCGGCGGTGTCAACCAGGCGATTCTACCGGCTAATGCCTACATCGAGTCAATCGTAGGCACAGTAAGTGGCGCGACTCCGCATGACATTATTATCGGTGACGGCTCAGACGCTGACCGCTACGTGACGATTACAACGGGGCTGGCTGCTGGGACAACGACATTCACGCTGGCTAACCGGACGACAGACGGCACGAACCTTAAACTTACGGTCGATCCCGATACTGACTGCTCGATGACAATCGCGTGGGTTATTACCTACTACACTATGGAGTAAATCATGGCTAACAACTTCCCAAATTTGCTTCCGAGTCTAAATCTCGATCTAGTCAACGGCATCTATGTCGATCCCAGAATTACATTTACGAGGGCGGGGACACGCACATACTACGGCAGGGATGTGGTTAAAGCTGAGGAGAATTTGCTGCTGCAAAGTCAGACGTTTAATACTGCAAGTTGGACGAAGGGAGCAAGCGTAACGCTAACAACCGATGCGGCAGTTGCGCCGGATGGCACATCAACTGCGGAAATGTTTAGCACCGCTCTAGGCAGTGATTCATCAGCGCAGCAAATCTCCCAAGTTACAACATCTGGCACTGGCGTGTTCACCGTAAGCATTTTTCTAAGATCGGCATCAAGTCAAACAGTTCGATTAAAATTGTTCGAAAACAACGGTGTAACGCTTATCGCCAACGAAGATGTGTCTGTGACTTCGACATGGACAAGGTTTGCTTTTACAGTCACTGTCACTACAGCAAACTTTACATTAGGTATACGGCCATCAGGCACGGCACTTACAGACATTGAAATATGGGGCGCACAACTTGAGAAACGCTCCTTCGCCACAGCCTATACAGTTACCACCACCCAACCCATCACCCGCTACCAGCGACAACTTAAAACCGCTGCTGCTAACGAATGGCCGCGTGAGTTTAACCCTGTGACGGGGGAATGTTTGGGGAGGAGTGTTTGGGAGTCGAGGACGAATTTGCTGCTGTATTCGGAGGAGTTTGATAATGCATACTGGACGAAAAGCAACGTAACAATAAGCACAAATCAAATTATTGCTCCTGATGGCACGTTAACTGCGGATAAATTGGTAGAGGATGCCACCTCAAATCAGCATAGGGTATTAAGAGCAATTGATGGCTCCACAAAAAACGTTAGCATATATGCAAAAGCCGCTGAACGGTCTTACATAGGTCTTTTTGCTGCGGTTGGAACAAGGACGTATTTTAATCTTAGTGCTGGCACTATTGGCACTGTATCTTCCGGCAGCACAGCTACTATCGAATCTGTCGGAAACGGCTGGTACAGATGCTCTTTATATAATGCACATCCAACTAACGGCGGTCTTTTCCAGCTTAGTACAGACGGAACCACCGAGACATACACCGGAGACGGATACTCAGGCATCTACATCTGGGGCGCACAACTAGAAGCCGGAGCCTTTGCCACTCCCTACATCCCCACAGTAGCCGCACAAGTCACCCGTCTTGCTGACAGTGCTGTGATGACGGGGACTAACTTTAGTAGTTGGTTTAATCCTAGTGAGGGGACGTTTGTAGTCAACTCAACTGGGCTTGATACATCGTTTACAGTTGCGGTTCAAGTGGATGACGGGACAACAAGCAACAGGATAGGTATGATAATTCCAAGGGCAAGCTCTGCCTCGCCAGCATTTATTTTTACGAGTGGCGCAGCTCAAACGGCTTTCTCAAACGTCACCTTTGTTGGTGATGATAAAGAAGCGTTATCTTACGCTGCAAATAACGTGTTGTTGTCTGTAAACGGTGCGGCTGTTCAGACAGATACGACCGTAGTGCTGCCTGTAGTTGACCGATTAAGAATTAGAAATAACTCAGCGGCTCCTTCATCCGGCTACATCAAACGCATAACCTACTACCCACAAGCCCTGACAGCGGCCAACTTACAGGCGGTGACGCGATGAACACATACTACCTACGCACAGTAAACTACCCGCAGCTTCTGGAGATGGGTGTCAAACTAGGTGTCCTTGCGATTGCCTACGAGGCTTATGACGAGGAAGGCTTGCCCATTGGTGACGGTGCTATATACGCCACAGACTGCGGATGCCTAGATTACATCGGTGAGATCAGCAAAGACGAGGTAGTCATTACCAACCCTGATGACATCCCATACATTCACGCCAACCTGATTACGCCGCATGACATTAAAGCCTTAGCCGAGGCATCAACCGATCCTGAGATACAGGCGGCATTGACTGATATTGCTGGCTGGTTTGTGGTAGACGCTGAGGGCAATGCTACAATACCTAATCATCCGCACCGCGTATTTGGCTGAGGTATGTCATGCCCGAATCGAGCCTATTTGATATGCTGATTGCCGGAGCCGGTGCTGTAGTAGCCTGGTTTGTCAAATCAACACGCGAAGACAATAAGGAGCAAGATCGCAAGATTGAAAACTTGCAACGTGAGCAGGCTGGCCTCTTAAGCCGTGAAGAGTTTCGCCAGGACATGCAAACTTTCAGGCAAGAGATGAATCAAAACTTTGACAAGGTTTTTTCTAAGCTCGACAAGAAGGCAGATAAGTAATGCTCGACCCAGTCTCTGCCTTAGCCATAGCCACATCTGCCTACAAAGTCCTTAAAAAGGGCATTGAGATGGGCCGTGAGCTGGAGGACATGGGCGGTCAGTTGGGTACTTGGTTTTCAGCCGTCAGTGATGTCAAATCCGCAGAAGAAGAAGCCAAAGACCCGCCGCTATTTAGAAAGCTGATCGCCAAAGGCAGTGTTGAGCAGGAGGCTATGCAAGCACTGATAGCTCGCAAGAAAATTGAGCAGCAGGAGAAGGAACTGCGTGAGTTAATCGTCTGGCGATGGGGGACTGACGAGTACACTGCCATGATGCGGGACAGAGCGCGTATTAAAGACACTCGCGCTAAAGCAATCCAAAACCAGCGGCGCAAGATGAGAAAGTTTATCGCAAACGTGCTGACCATTGTTGTGATAATCGGTTTAGTGGGTGCATTGTTAGCATTAATAATCGGCATTTTAATGAATCTGGGGTAACTATCATGATGACATTGGTATCAACACTTTTAGGATTTGCTTCTGGGGGACTGCCTCGCGTTTTGGAATTCGTACAGGATCGTGGTGATAAAAAGCACGAATTAGCTCTCATGGCTGCACAGCGTGAACGGGAGCTGGCCCTGGCTAAAGAAGGCTTTGTCGCCCAAGCGGCGGTGGAAGAAATCAAGACTGAGCAGATTGCAATGCAAACACAAGCGCAGGAAAAGCTTGCCATGTGGAAGCACGATATGAAAATCGGAGAGGGGGCTAGTACCTGGGTAATCAACCTTCGAGCCTCGGTGCGACCAGTCGTGACCTACCTCTTCGTGGGCATGTTGTGTACCGTTAATGGCGTTGGCATCTGGTACGCGTACTCAACTGGTGTGCCTTTTAATGAGGCTATCGAGATAATCTGGTCAGAATCTGAAACCAGCATCCTGGCGACAATCATCGCATTCTGGTTCGGGTCGCAGGCGTTTGCTAAAAAATGACAATATCCGAGGCTGGCATCCAGTTGATCAAAAGCTTTGAGGGTTGCCACAACAGCCCTTACAAGTGCCCTGCCACGCTTTGGACGATTGGGTATGGCAGAGTGCTGTACCCTGACCAAGCGCGGCTCAAAACAGACGAGAGAGCCAGCTATCCACTACGATCAGAGCATAATAGGCTTTGGAATGCTGATGAAATTGATGCGTTACTTGAGGCAGATTTGGATCGGTTTTCGGCTGGCGTACGAAGACTATGTCCTGCTGCTGTTGATAGCCAGTGCCGCCTGGATGCGCTGGTCAGCTTTGCGTTTAATGTGGGACTAGGCAACCTTCAGTCGAGTACGTTGCGGATGAAGTTCAATCGTGCTGATTACTCTGGCGCAGCAGAAGAGTTCCTCAAATGGAACAAGGCTGGCGGCAAGGTACTTAATGGGCTGGTCAGGCGCAGAGAAGCCGAAAGAGCGTTATTCCTCTCCGGCGGCTAGTCTGTCCAGTATCTCCTGCACCTCTTGCTGGGCTTTATCGTGACGCTCCTGCAACGATAACTGTAAGTCGCTACATAGTGCCATGATTGACCCAGAATCGTGTGGAGCGCAGCACAGGACGCTTCCTGATGGGTAGGTGACGAACTTCATCGCGGCCTCGGTCTCTTTTTGTGAAAAGCAATGTTGTCGTCATTGTAAAAACCGGCAGGCCATTCGTTTGTGCCATCAACTGCAACAGATTCACCAGGCTTACGCACATCAATCTTGCCGCCACCTGACAGATACATCTTGATGTCTAACTCAAGCCGTTCCTTGATATCCTTTTCCACCTTCTGATATTTCATCACGTTTCATTTGCTCCAGTATCTCGATCAGTTGTGCTTGGTCAGGCTTTGGGCAGTCACCTTCTGGCATTACTATATAACCTTTTCTGATTTGCCGGTGATTGATTGGGCAATAGCCTCGCGCATTATTGTTCTCCAAGCGGTACGCTGGGCAGTCGAAACAGGTTTTCATTTTCGATCAACCTCCGCTTTAAAATTGTTATTTCCGTTCGCGTCTGCTCTGACCATTTAACACGTTGCTGATCTTGTTTCTGTTGGATAGCGTACAGCAAAAATTCTGAGTCGAGTATCACGATAACCGCACTCCGACCAGAATGATGATGACAGCCAGCACAATAATCGTACCGCAGATAATGCTTGCCTCACGCAGCATCTTCTTTGCCTCAGCTTGCCGCTGCTGTTTCATCCTAGTCACCGTGTCGATTACATCTTTCATCGTGTTACCTCACGCGGCCTTCCGGCTCCGCATTCGTGTGCCTGGTACTCAGTGTATATGTCACCGACTCTATGTATGCCATCCGCTTTGCGCTGAGTAGCATCAATGTCAATCAGCCTCTGGATGTCATCACCTCGCTGATAGCGTGTGCCGTGAGTGCCAATCAAGTAGCCTATGGCTGTGCCGATTGCAAAAGTAATTAAATAGTTCATTGTGTTAGCTCCAGTAAATTGTTGCTGCTATTAGCAGCAGGCCTGCGATTATGCCGACTATTTCGGCGCGGTTAAGGGGTTTCATCACTCACCTCCCTTGCCTGCTGATAGCAGCTCAGACTTTACTATTTCAAGAACGCCCACTGCTAAAGCCAGCGGTATAGTGTCGGCGTGTTTATAAATGGCAGAATTTATGTCATCAGCCAGTTCGGCAGCTATATACGCATGTGATTTGCTGGCTATCGGCATAAACTTTATCGGGTCTGTTTTTCCCATCACTCACCTCCCTTGCCTGCGCCGTGGCGCTGTTGTGTGTGCTTTAAAACAACGTGTGCTGCACAGTGCTGGTGTCGGTCACTGTCGATTGAATAACCCATTGCCACAAAACATCACCAGCACAAGTCAAATCCGCGCCTGGCTTAAGGTGCGCCACTTCCAACTTGTTGACTTTAAAGTGTGGCTTGTCGGCAATCTCCTTTTCGGCCATTGCTCTGGCTTGTTCAGGCGTAGACCCTATGCCCCAAACAACTTTGTGATCTGGTTCAATGATGGCGATCATAATGCCTCCCTGCACCTAATGCGGTGCAGTATCCACTCAATAAAATGCTGATTATGTTTCATCTGGATGCAGCACTCTAGCAATGCGGCTTGGGTAGCCCAAGATGCGGCATTTCTCTTTTACAGTGTGGCAAGCACCTACGCCATCAACCCACCACATGCTGTCATCCGGCGCGTCAACAAACTCAGGGTTTGTCATCTCGCCATCATCATTGTATTGGCACAACATCCAGTTACTCATTTATAGCACTCCATGTGCCTTGAGCCAGATAGTAGAGCTTGGCTTCAACGCGAGGCGGCAAGTAGTCACGCTTGCCATTGATATACTCGTCTGTCAGTTCAAGCCATCCGTAACCATCTTCGGTTACAAGGTCAAAATGCGCCTTGAACTCTATGCCTAACTTAACAAATGTTTCTGTTGCTATGTATTCGCGCATGGTGCGCCTCCTGCTGTGTGTGTTATTTAATTGTGCCTACTTTAACGCACTTATGCAACACCTTTAAACATTCAATTTGCCTTTTTATTGCAATTTTAACTTCAGATGCAGTTTTGATGCTGATCAGCCTTTCGCCCGATCTCATAGCAACGACCATCCTTTCTGACAGCCCGATCTCAGCAGCCATCCGCGCATTATCGTAGCCAAGCGCGGCTTGAACCTTCACAAACGTATGTGATTCCATGTTAGCTGCCATCCTTAACGAATTGGCCGTTGACCATTCGCCCAGTGCGCTTGCTGATTACGTTGTAGGCTCCGTCTATACAGTCACACATGCGTAGACCTTGCATTTCAGCCTGGATAACAAGCGTCACATAGATGTCGCCAATGGCATCAGCAATCTCAGCAATGTTGCGTTCAGCCAGTGCGTGGGTAAGTTCTTCAACTTCTTCTAGCGTCTTCATGTGCTGGCCTGCTTCAGTGCCTCGACCCTTTGCGCCCAAGATTCCTTTCTCATGCGCCCAGTCCAGTATCTCTTCTTCTAAATATGCACTCATGGTGCGTTTGCTCCTTCTCCGTTAATTTTGTGCCAATCTGAATGGCATTGTGGGCAAAGCCATCGCACATCAAGCGGCTTTGCGTAATCGTCATGGTGTCCGTGTATTCTGCCGCCGATACCGCAAATCTCACATGTGTACAATTTTTTTATTTTTCCACTTCTTACAGCATTATTAACAATTAAAGATGCGGCGTATTTAATTGCATTATTTTCAATCCACTTTTTTCTAGTCTTTTGCAGCGCTTGTTTTGCATCGTCCGTAATAGAATATGCTGCTCTTCCTTCAACTCTTTTTGGGGTGTTAGCCCTAAGCCTGTCATATGCCTTGTAATAGGAAATCTTATCCTGACGGTTTGCCCTTACGTCATGCTTGTTGCACTCCTTGCATTTGTTTACGTGTCCGTCAGCCATCATCTTGTGCTTGTAAAACTCAGATAATGGCTTTAAGTGTTTACATTTAAAACATTCTTTCTGTGTCATAACTTAGCCCCAGTATTGTTTACGTCCCCTGAGATCATAACACAATTAAAAGGGACTTATTTAAAAGGGAGGTCTTGGTCATCAAATGGGTCAGGAGTGTTCTGTTTAGGAGCTTGCCTGCCGTGATTACTGTGCTGTTTTGCGCTTGACTGCTGCTGCTGATCTTTCCAAAACACTTTGCAGTTACCCAAGATCGCTCCATTCTTGCCAGCGTCACGGTTTTCTTTAGTCTCGTCCTGCGTGATCATGCCGTGGTTGCCATACTGATCAGCCTGGTCGATATCCACAAACACAGTGGCAGACAGGTAAACTCCTTTGGCTCCTTTGTACAGCAGAGCCTTGTCGATCTTTGATACATCAATGGATAATTTAACGCCTACTTTGCTCATATCAATCTCTCATAATTAACGGTTGGTAAAATTGGTTTCTTTCGTTTTGCAGGCTCTTGGTCTGACTTCCAAAAACTGTAGAAGTCTGACAACAGCTTGAGGCACTCATCCCAGTATTGTTCATCAAACGGCACTTCATGCACCTCCAGACCTTCTGGTGTCCAGCACACAAAGTGAGCCAGCTTGCGGCCAGTGATAAAAAGCTGTCCCTGCACTTGCGGCATGTAGTGATCAGGCACTTTGCCATAAAGGTTCATTGATGCTGGACACTTGGCCTCGACCACGATGTCATCACCTACATAACCGTCAGGAGTGCATCCCAGCCAGTCGTGGCTCGCAGATATAACGAAACCCTGCTTACCACCAGCTGACTCTACGATCTCGCCTGTAGCGACCTCATAGGCGCTTATAGCGTGATGCTCGTTATCACTTCCCCACTCAGTTGCAGAGTTGCCAGCAAACCTTTCCTCGCGACCAGTAAGCTGCCTCCAGAGCTTTTGTCTGGAGTCATAGCCAACACCAATGGCTGACGCAAACACGCTTGCTGTCAGCCTACCTTCTCTATCAGGCGAAAGGCTCATGCGAGCCTCTCTTTAACTTCTGCCAACACATCACCGTGGGCTTCGCGCTGGTCAGGTGTCATTGACTTCCAAGCGGCTCTCAGCTCATCAATATTGGTGCAGGCATGTAGCATCTGGCTCAGGATAGGATCAGGCTTGCGGTCAGGCTTGTGAGCCTGTGGGACATCTTCACCTGCATAGATGTAGTGACCCAAGCCGTATAGGGCAAGGCACTTAACCAGGCAACGCATCATTGCCGTATTGACGGCAAAAGAATCTGGGTTAGCAATGGATTTATTCTTATAGTCCATCACTGGCAACCACATCTTGCGCTTGCACTCGCCGATGCTGACAGTGCAGAAAACCATCATGGTTCCGTCATTCATCACCTTTGGCTCGTCAAACTCAAAGGTTGCTTCTGGGTAATGCTCCATCAAGGTAGCCCAAGCCCAGGCCCATGACAGGTAGGTCAAGTTGGCTTTCTTTTCAACGTGATCAGAACAATCAATGCTGCTAAGGGTCTGCCAGATTTCTTTGTGTATCATTGTTATATCCTCTTTTTGGTTTGTGTGTTCGCACATTTAAGCACTATTAGTGTATCTGGGCAAGCACTAAAACGCTTTACTCTTTAAAATAGTTATGCTTAAAATAGCGCACGAACACATAACAGGGGTTAAACAATGAGGCAAACAGGGTATGCCATTGACTGGACGGCCAGCCTAGACAAAGATGAAAGCAGGTCACAAGACCCGTGGATAAGTTTAGAGACTATGAGGCCAGACAAGTATCGGCCAGCAGGTCGCCTAGCACTTTACAGAGGCACAAGGTACGACATATTTACTGTCTACCTGCCTCGCAAGGGCATTGATCTGGCTACGCCAGTTAAAGCCTACGCATCAGGGCATTTTAAGATGATCGAATGCAAAGGCAGGCTTTACCTGACTATGATTGATGGCGTGGTGTTTGAAAGACCAAAACAATGTTGCAGAGGGTGGGATAATGAGCGATAATTACGACATGAACACAAAGAAAATATCAGTTACGATACCGGCAAACCTGATCGAACAGATCAAGCTAATGGCTGAAAATGAGAAACGCAGCTTTTCAAATATGCTGAGTTGTCTTGCAGAGGAAGCGTTAAAAAATAAAGCCGCATGACCTTCTGACGGACTCATGCGGCTTCAACACTCACAACGGGAAGCATTATAGCAATGCACTATTATCAATTCAATATCGGCGATTACGCTAGTCACACAGCTCACCTTGATCCGCTTGAGGACATAGCCTACCGGCGTATGCTGGACTACTGTTATCTCAATGAATGCGGCCTTCCAGAAACCATTGAAAGCATTGCCAGAGTCATTCGTATGCGAACGCATTGCGATTGCATTGCGACCGTATTGCAAGAGTTTTTCTTTAGTCATAATGACGGCACATGGCATCACACGCGAGTAGACAGTGAAATACTAGCCTACAAGGGCAAGTCTGCTAAGGCATCTCAGTCAGCCCGTAAACGCTGGGATAATGTGGATGCGAACGCATTGCCAACGCTATCCGAAGGCAATGCTAACCATAAACCAATAACCAATAACCATAAACCATTAACCATAGTAAAAGATAAGGGCGGTCAGCGTTTCACGCCTCCTACACTAAGCGAGGTTATTGATTACTGTAATCAGAGAGCTAACAGTATTGATCCACAAAGATTTGTTGATCACTATTCTGCAAATGGTTGGATGCGAGGCAAAAATAAAATTAAAGACTGGAAGGCTTGTATCCGCACTTGGGAGCAAAACGACAAGGAATCATTGTCAAACAAAGTTGTAGAAACATATGACCAAACAGTGCAGCGTTTAACTGATAGATCATGGGCTGGTTAAAAGGAGAAAAACATGACACAAACACAGCAGATACTTAAGCACCTTGAGAAAGGTAACAAACTGACATCATTAGAAGCACTTAACTTGTTTGCCTGCTTTAGATTGGCAGCAAGGGTGCAGGAGCTGCGGGACGTTGGGCATGAGGTCAAGTCTCAACTGATCAAGATCAACGGCAAGCGGATCGCAGAGTATTGGTTATGAGTGGTGAGCAGTGGATAGTCAACTCTGACAGTAAACTCGGTGGCTTTCTGGCTCACGCTGCCGAGCTTTATCGGAAGCACAAGTACGTCAGCTTTAAGTGGTCAACTGGTCAACAGCGCACCGATACTCAGAATGCAAGCCTGCACCTATGGTGTGAGCTGGTAGCCATTGAGCTAAACAATGCAGGGCTTGAGATGGTGGTCAATTTGCCAACTGGTAAGCAGTGGACTATCCCCTGGTCAAAGCACACGGTGAAGGAGAACATCTGGCGACCAGTCCAAGAGGCCATCATTGGTAAACAATCGACTACTGAGGCATACAGGCCAGAATACAATCAGGTCTACGAAGTTATCCACAGCCGGTTCGCAGGTCATCATGGGATCACGTTGCCTTTGTGGCCGAGTAAGGAAAAATGATTACTTTCCTGAACATAGATTGCATGGAGTACATGCGCGGTTTGCCTGACAAGGCGTTTGATTTGGCTATTGTTGACCCGCCTTATGGTATTGGCGAAAACGGCGACAGGAACAAAACCAGAAGCAAATTGGCTGTAGCCAAAGATTATAAGCCGTTTGCTGGTGGTGATGTTTCTGCGCCTGATGCTAAATATTTTAACGAACTTCAGCGCGTTAGCCATAATCAGATTATTTGGGGCGCAAATCATTTTATTGATAAGATTGCTAAAGGTTCGCCTTGTTGGGTTGTTTGGGACAAAGAAAACGGAGATTCAGATTTTGCCGACTGTGAGCTTGCATGGACTAGCTTTGGAACGGCGGTTCGGAGGTTTAGGTTTAGATGGGCTGGCATGTTGCAAGCGGATATGAAAAACAAAGAATCTAGAATTCACCCAACACAAAAGCCAGTAGCATTATACAAATGGCTCCTTGTTAACTACGCCAAAGCAGGCGACCGCATCTTAGATACTCATCTTGGTAGCGGCTCAAGCGCCATAGCAGCCCATTACGGCGGCTTTCAGTTTGTAGGCACTGAATTGGACAAGGATTATTACGAGGCGGCTGTAAAACGCTTTAACGAGGAAACAAAACAAGTTGATATGTTTGCTGGAGTCTAATCAGTGAGAAAGTGCCGCAGACAGTCATGCAGGACACCACTACCAACAGCCAAGCTGTCTGACAAGTGGCAGGTAAAAGGATTTTGCGGAATAGACTGCATGGCAGGTCACGGCATGGACAAAGCTACGCAGGCCAGAGACCGTCAGCACAAGGCAGAAACCAAGACCCGCAAGGATAAGATCAAGACCAAGACAGAATGGCTGACAGAGGCTCAGGCGGCGGTCAACGCATACGTGAGGATCAGGGATAGGGGAAAGCCTTGCGTCTCATGCGGCAAGCCAGACAACGGAACCCATCAAAGACACGCTTCTCATTATCGCAGTGTCGGAGCCTGTTCAAGCCTACGGTTCAACCTTAAAAACGTCTATGCAAGCTGCCAGCAGTGCAACACAAGCAAAAGCGGCAATTTACTGGAGTACAGGATAAGACTCAAAGCGCGTTACGGAGAATCACTGGTTGAGTGGCTGGAAAGCCAGAACGAGCCAAAGCGGTACGAAACGGATTATTTAATACGTCTGCGAGATGTTTTCAGGAAAAGAGTAAATCAGTTAAAAAAGCGCCAGCCATAAGCCAGCGCATTTGTTACAGCAGCACCAGCATGAACATGCCTGCACAGATCAAACAAGTAAGAACACCACAAATGGCATCAATTGTTTTTGCTTTCATTGCTGACCCCTAAAGTCTTGTTAACGGCTTCCAGAAGAGCCTGGTTGATGTACTCAGTGCGAGATACCTCACACTTGTGAGCTGCTTTAGTAAGCAAGCGCAGGAGGCCGTCAGGCATCCGCAGGCTGGTGGCTGAGATTGCTTTATCGTTCATGCCTCCACCTCGTTTTCACATCCGCTAATAACCTCATCACACTCACAGCCTGCAACAGAGCAGGCAAGGCAGATGCGCTCGTTTTCGTTTTCTTCGTAGTCGTACATGTTGTAATCCTCTGTGTTGATAGCCGTCCGTGGCCGTGGTTGTTTTATGCTGCCGCGTTTTCACGGCGAGCAATCTCGCGAATAATTGCTGCTCTGTTTGAAGTCCAGCGATCCATACTGTTTCGGCGCAGGCTTGCTGGCATACGGTCAAACTTTGCATCTACTGAAATTACATGCTCGCGCAGTTGTTCTGTGCTGACTGACTTCATTCCGCTTGCTGTTGCTTGAATTTGCATATTGTTATCCCCTGTTGGCCGCTGTATGCCGCCGATGTGAGTAGAATAATCGAGTGCATTAATAAATGCAATACTTTATTTCAAATATTACACATTTATTTGGATAGTGGATTTAAGGCACAGATTAGTAGATACTTAAGAAGCCAGCTTTATCCGACTGGCGGGCTATTTTCTGTTGTAGCTCATATTAGCCTCGTGAACATGCCGAGGCTTTTTTTTGCCTACAAAAAGAACGGTTGGTCTAAAATACCTTTATGGCTATCTTGTATAGGTACACTTACGCATAAGGGGCGCATGATGACAAATCAAGATATAATCAACTCATTACCCAAAGGCACGCGGCAAAGGGCTTGCCAATGCGTTAGCGAGCTTGGGATTGGCTCAGAGGCATTCTGGGCGCATGTCTGTGGCAATGATTGGGCAAAGGCTGCCGAGGCACTGGTGACAACGCAGGAGGCTTTCAAGTACCTGCTAACAGTTGCGCTATTGGCTGACATGATCTGGGAAGGCTGACATGGGCAAAGGATCACAGCGCAGACCAGAGGACAGGAGCAAGATCAATGCAAACTGGGACAAGATATTCAGCACAGGAAAGAACAAGGGGTCGGCAGTGGATGACAATTCGCAAGCGGCTGCTGGACAATCAACCGCTGTGCGCGATGTGCAGCAAGAAGGATATAATCAAGCCGGCAACCGAGGTCGATCACATAATACCTTTGTTTAAAAGCGGCACAGATGACATGGATAACCTGCAAGCATTATGCTCAGACTGCCACAAGATCAAGACGCTGCACGATGTGACCCGCAAGACGGGCTGTAACATTGATGGGATACCGGAGGGCTGGACATGAGTGATGATGGGCGTAATAGGGCAGTGATGGGCGGAAAAGTGTTTCGCGATGACTTGTCTGTGTTGTCGTGGCCGGACACGCTAAGTAATGCAACAGACGCATCAGGCGCGCTTATACAGATTAACCTTGAGCATTCAAAGATACACCAGGGCAAAGGTTGGAATGTAAATATTGAAATTGCTTCTATTGCATTAAGCGCAAGCCATTACATATTGTTTAGAGTAGTCAGTGGCAATTCACATTTAAGATCATACGGAGTGACAGTATCAGATAGCCCAGCGACTATTAGATTATACGAAGGTCCAACAGTTACGACAGTTGGAACCGAGGCAGCGCCGCGTAATCGCAAGCGGTCGGCATCTGACACAAATGGAGTTTTGGTTTATTCAGGTTCAACCATTAGTAATGATGGCACATTGCTTGAGACAGATTATTTGCCAACAGGCGGCAATAAATCAGGAGGCAATGCAAACTCATTTTACGAAGAATGGATACTAGACCCTGGCGACTATGTCTTAAAGATTACAAACGGCAGCAACAACAGTGTTCAAGCCTATGTACACGCTTTCTGGTATGCATAATTTATGCCCTTCTCTATGGGATGGGGGGTGTTAAAAGTCTAACCTCACCCTTTGGAAAC